TATGCAGGCAAGCATTGGACGTTTAGAAAAAAGATTAAAGATGAATATAAGAAAATCGTTGAGTCAGAATTGGCTCGTTATGACCACCATTGTGGAGAGAGTTGCACTATCGTTATTCGGTATCATACTCGTGCCGATGTGGATAACCTTGTTTTGGTTTCAAAATTTACTGCTGATACTCTCGTGGCTAACGGATGGATTCCTGACGATAGCCCTAAGTATTACCACAAACTCACTATCGTTTATGACCAAACGGTTGAAAAGAATTATTGTGAGGTTGAGGTTAGATTAAGGAACGCAGTACCTACAGATGAAGATTAACCAACTAGATTTATTCAGCGGTATCGGAGGCTTTCATTTGGGCTTCGAGCGTGCAGGCTATGAGGTGACCTCTTGGTTCTCCGAAGTAGATAAGCACGCTATCGCTGTGTATCAGAATCAATTTAAAGATGCTACTTATGTCGGGTCAGTTAGAGATGTTCGGGGGGCAGACCTCCCAAGAATCGACCTTATCACCTTTGGATCACCTTGCCAAGACTTTAGTCAGGCTGGAAATCGCAGGGGTCTCGAAGGAGACCGAAGCGGTCTTATCTCTGAAGCAATACGGCTTATCGGAGAATGCAGACCAAGAGTTTTTATTTGGGAGAATGTTAAAGGAACTTTCTCCTCAAACGATGGGGCAGATTTTGCGGCAATCCTCCAAGCCTTTGTTGACCTTGGGGGCTATCGATGCGAATGGCAACTTCTTAACACAGCGTGGTTTCTACCCCAAAATAGAGAGCGAGTCTACCTTGTTGGATATTCTACAGAAGCCAGAGGAGATTGGGGAGGAGTTTTTCCTATCCGAGAGTCAGGTAAGCAGCCTAACCTCAGGAATGCAAAAGTCGCATCTACACTTCAATCCCCTGGACACGCAGCAGGAAACTACCGAGGAATGAATATGATTGCTGAGGTGATTAGTTACACCCGTTCCTCAGACGGGAAAGTAACTAATCGCAACTTTAAAGAGACAGCAAACACTTTGCATTCTGTTACGGGTGGCGGAGGAAATACAGACCAATTTTTGTCCGTTAAATTAGAAGCCAAGTACAACTACAAGAAGGTCAATGAGACGATTGAGCAGAATGCGGAAAAGTTTAAAGCAGGTGAACCTACTATGATGGACTTACATAACCGCAACCTTATGGATGTCTCACCTTGTTTAGTAGAGCCACACCATAACGCTGCTAGTCTATTTGACGGCTATAGAATCAGAAGACTCACCCCTATAGAGTGTGAGCGGCTTCAGGGCTTCCCTGATAACCATACAGAATATGGATCGTACGAAGGTGAAGTCAAGAGAATGAGTAATACGCAACGCTATAAGCAGTGCGGCAATGCAGTCACGGTTGACGTGGTTGAAGAAATTGCTAGACGTTTATTGCCGTTGTATGAATAATTTTGTTAATTTCGAATCAGTTTAATAATCAATAAAAGAGATGCTATGAAAACAGCAGTAGTTCAAGAGGTGAAGCCTGTAGGCGAACCAAGACAAGGTCAGTACGGAATGATGTACACCTATGGAGTTAGATTTGATAATGGAGACTCTGGCCTCTACACATCAACTAACGAGAATCAAAACAAGTTTGTAGTAGGCGAATCAGCCCACTACCTTGATGAGGCAAAGCAAAGTAAAACGGGTAAGACTTGGTTTAAGATTAAACCTGCTAATCCGCAGTATGATGGTCAGGTAACGAATGCACCACAGCAGGTAGCCACCGCCCCTTCAACGGGCGGAGGGGCTACTACCTCAAAGGATGTACTTATTGTACGTCAAACGGCATTAAAGGCAGCCGCTGAGTTTGCCGCTAGTATGGATGCTAACCACCTTGATGTATTGAGGTTAGCAGAATCTTTTAAGGATTGGGTACTCGATAACGATGCCAACCCACTCAAAGAACAGGAGAGCACTGAGTCTCCGTTCTAATTAAAAGTTTCACATTAGGGGAGGGCAATGCTCTCCCCTTTTTTAATACCAAAACCATATGGCTAAAGTCAGCTATGCCGACCTCACGGGTCGGATAGATAACATTCGTATGAACAGGGTCAAGCAAGGCTATGACTTTGGGCATTACAAACTAGACGAGTACCTCCGTTTTAAAAGAGGTAATTTCAATATCATTTTAGGGCATAACAACGTTGGTAAGACTACTACGATTCTCTACCTGATGGTACTGCAGTCAATAAAGAACAAACTCAAGTGGCTCATCTTTAGTAGCGAGAACACGCCAGAGAGTGTCGCTATAAAGATTGTGCAGTTCTACTTGGGCAAGACCATTAACAAGGTTGAGGAGGATGAGATGCAGAAGGCTATGCGTTTTATTATGGGTCACTTTATTATCATAGATGCCGATAAGAAGATGTACTCTTATAAGGATTTGATTGAGGAGGCAACCGACATCAATAGCGAGGAGGGCATAGACGGTTTTCTTATTGATCCCTATAACTCGCTAAGGAAAGAGCCTAAGATGTTTCAGGCGTTAGGTGGCCACGAGTATGACTACGAGGTGGCTACAGCTTTGCGTAATTGGGCCAAGCAGCAGAAGGTCAGTGTGTGGGTAAATACGCACGCAGTGACAGGAGCATTACGAAACAAGTACCCTGCACAGCACGAGTACGCAGGGATGACTAAGCCCCCTAGCGTAGGAGATGTTGAAGGAGGCGGTAAGTGGGGAAATAGGGCTGATGATATGTGGTGTATTCACAGGCTAACAACTCACCCTACCGAGTGGATGTACACACACATACACTGCTTTAAGGTCAAAGAGACGGAGACGGGCGGAAAGCCGACTCCGTATGATGACCCTATTATGATGCGGATGAAACCAGGTAGCGCAGGTTTTGAGATTGACGGAGAGAGCCTGTTAGAAACTTCAGAGAAAGTTCAAGGTGACTTACCATTTTAGGCTAAACTTATACTATATTTATAAACGATGAGTGAAGAGAGACACCCTTTAGATATTGACCGATGGAGGTTTGCCGAGAGCAAGAGTATGACCTTGCTCTGGCTACGCACAAAGAACCAACTCTTGACTGATATAGCCAACCGCATAAAACCTGAAGACCCAAACAATGAAGAGGATATGAATTTATTCTTAGATGTGTTGAGTGTGTATGGTGCTATGGATTCTGCCATTGATATGGTAGAGGAAGTGCAACGTCTTATATGGGATGCCCAAGCAAAGAACGCTGAGTTAAAGTTGACTATACGAAATCTTAGTGAACGGGTATCTAGGTATGAGGCGCAGTTTGATGAACTAGATGAATACTTAAGATGAAAGCAAGCATATTAGAATTACAGGAGGAATACAACCACTACGTTGATATTCACAACATACAGAGAAACAGACAGCGACCTAATGTAATGGCAAGGTTTGCCTTTATGGTGGCCGCTAGAGAGTTGTATACAACCTTGGAGATAGCGAGGGTGACGGGTAAAGACCACGCCACGGTTATCCACGCCACAAAGTCCCACGAGATGAACCTACGCTTTGACAGCAGCTATATGAAATTGTTCAATGAGAGTTGCACAATAATTGAGAAGCTAAGAGGCTCAGAGGTAGGTACGGAGAAGTGGCAACTAACGAAGCACAACGCTCTCCTTCAGCAACGTCTTGATGAGTTGCGTGAGGAGATGTTGGAGTTGCGTACTGAGGTTCGTAACAAAGACCGCCTTATAAAAGAAATGAAACACGAATATGAACTTAGCGATTGATGTAGCACCCCTAGCAGGTTTTATAGTAGGAGTTAACTATTGGAACTCCGAGATGGATGAAGACTTTCAAGACCCCAAGTACCACTCTTTGCAGTTGTGCTTTGGGGTCTTGGCAATTGTAGTCACTTGGGCTACAGAAGGGAGAGGAGAATGAACCTGTTAGTATTACTTGCTGCCTACCATAAGGAATGGATTAAGATGGCCTATAAGTTTGGTGCAGGCGCATATGCCGAGGACATTGTGCAAGAGATGTACCTCAGGCTAAATAAGTACGTTGACGATCCAGAAAGGATAATGTACGGAGATGAACCCAATAAGCTATTCGTTTGGGTTACTCTCCGTAATATGGTCAGAAAGTATCAGGACAAAAAAGACCTTCTAGTTTTTGTTGATGAGTACCACGACCACGATGACTTCAGTGAAGAGTTGGGTCGTGAGAATGAGGAAAGCCTTGACCGCTTCCTCGATACGATATTTGATAAGGCCAGAGAGATGCATTGGTTTGACTATAAGATGTTCGAGTTGTACCACACAACAGACTTATCGATGAGGGACATTGAGAAGGAGACCACCATTAGTTTAAGAACAATTTTTACAACACTTAATAAAGCGAAAGATTATGTCAGAGAAAACCTCTACGAAGAGTACCAAGAGTACAAAAAAGAAATCCTCAACTAAGAGCAAAGGATTGGGGGACACGGTTGAGAAGATAACCGAGGCCACGGGTATAAAGAAAGCTGTCGAGATGTTTGCTGCGGCTACAGGCGTTGACTGCGGCTGTGACGAGCGCAAGAAGAAACTCAATGCGCTCTTCCCGTACAAGCATACCGAATGTCTGTTAGAGCACGAGCACGAGTTCCTAGGGGAGTTCTATGCTCAGTTTGATGGTATGAAGGTAGACGAGAAGTATACCCGACCTCTGGCAGAGATACACGCTAGGGTATTTAATCACAAGTTTGATATACCCTGCAGTTGTAGCCCCAAGACTTGGAAGGCTTGGATCAATGATTTAAAAAAGGTGTATGACGAATACGAAAACAAGTAAGCTGCTTTTGCTGTGGTTATACAGCATAGGTCATAAGCTAAAGAACTATGAAGAAGCACAAGGCATTACAACTGAGTTCGGAGGAAAAGAGTTTCGCTTTGACGTTAGCGGTCTTTATGGCGGTTATCGTGTTAGGTATAACCATCCTGAGTTTAAATTTTACGATGGGGATACTCTAATTAAGATAACAGACCTAAGTGAGTATGAAGTTTGAGGCCAGGAAGTTTAGCCAACGTAGTTATAATGAAAACGACAGGTTTGCTAAGGAGGTGGTCAAAGACTTCTTAAGCACTCTTGATTGGGTCAAGGAGGTAATAGATGTTGAAGACTACTTTGTAGACCTTGAAGTAATTGACACGGATAATCAGTGTCACTACTTTGAAGCGGAGGTAAAGTCGGGGTATCCCTTTACGGGTGCTCACGACTTTAAGTTTGACAGCGTGTCCTTTCTTGGTCGTAAAAAGAAATGGGCGAAGCACGGTTTTCACTACTGCATTGTCTCTAGAGAGACCGAGTCTATATGTCTTGCCCACAGCAAGGACATATATAAGGAGGAGTTCAAGGAGATAAGAAAGATAAACAAGAGAGACCGCTCTGGCTTAGATGCTTTCTACAGAGTACCAAAGGGAGAATGTAAATGGTATTCTAAGGTAGAGGGGCTGTGGAAAAAAATTACCTGATACTTTCTATTGTTAATTGTTTTGTGTACATTCGAGCATAACTAAATTATATGCTTATGTCTAAAAGAGTATTTACACGAAAGGAAAACATTGTTTATGGTGGTGCTGCATCCCTCCTGGCTCTAGTCGGGATCACAGGAATGCTAGCGTTGTATCAGTTGATTGAGAACCTATTTAATCTACCTGTATAATGGACTACCTAGACAGAGAACTTGCAAGCTATCAGGAGTACCACGATGCTACCTGTGAGATATGTGGTGAGACGAGTTATGACGATTGGCAGTGCGACTGCTGCCGAGAGTGTAGTAGTTCTTCTTGCGAATGTGATGATGATGAAATAGTAGAACGTCAAATACAACTACAGAAATGATGAACCACACTGAAGCGATTTACAAGGCACAGATAGTATTCGAGGATGCCTTAACGGACAAGGAGACGATAGACGAACTCCTAAGGATAGATGCATCCCTATACACTAACCTAGGGGTAGACAGCACAAAGGCGGAGGTAGCTTCTACAAAGCGAGCCTCTGCCTTTATTTATAGATTGATAAAAGGCATTGACCCTGATAAGGGCCAACGCTTTTTGCTTGCAATGGGATTAACCAAATAGAATAGATATGAAAATCAGAATGCTAAACGGAGAGGAGCACGACCAAAGCTACCTCGTAGAGAAAGCCCACGATGATGACTTCTACTACGGCTACCTAGGTAAGGTTGCCTTTAGTAGCAGTAACCTAAAGAAGCTACTCGACAGCCCTAGGACGTACTACAATCTAATGCAGTACGGGGAGGAGACTAACAGCCAAGCCCTACGGGATGGTAGGCTCATCCATACGATGATACTAGAGCCACACAAGATAGACGAGATGACGTTTATTGATGTGGCTAGTAAGAACGCTAAGAAATGGAAAGAGGCGAAAGCAGAACACCCTAACCATTTACTATACACGGTCAAGGAGCGCAGCCTGGCCGAGCGTATGACCGATGCTATATTTAAGAATGCCCAAGCGGTAGAACTTCTAAGAGATGCCTCATTTGAACAGCCTGCTGTTGACTACATAGAGGGGTATCCCTTTAGAGGTAAGGCCGACATCATAAAGAATGACGGAACTATCATTGACCTTAAGACATCTTCTGACCTTAGAAACTTTGTGTACTCAGCGAGGCATAAATACTCGTATGATGTGCAGGTGTATATCTACTGCCGTCTATTCAATGTAGACTACACTAAGTTTAAGTTCTTGGTGATTGATAAGCTAAGTTGTGATGTAGGGGTGTACTCAGTCTCTGAGGAGTTCTACAACAAAGGGGAGGAGAAGGTGATGTACGCCCTTCAGCAGTACAGCGACTTCTTCGAGGATCGCACGCTTGAGGAGATTCAGCAAGAGGTGAACAACTATACAATCCAAGGTGACTTATGAGAAAGTTCAGAGTATATGTCAAGGACAAATTTGATGTAGTCTTTGACACCATAGAGAAGGCCAGAGATTGCCGCAAGGCATTACAGCAACTCAAGTACGAAGGCATTGAGATTATCATTAGCGATGAGGAGGTCAACCCCTATAATAAAATAGCAGGGGTTGACTTTAAGGACTCACTTGATAAGTTGGACGGTCTAGGTTTGTAATTTGCCAATCGCAAATCCTCACAACGATGAGCCTTAAATCTTCACAAAACAAGGTGCTTATTTACACCACTAACAAGAGTTTAAGCATATAAAGATGGGTTTATCCATCAATTTGTATGCAGAGACATATAACCTTTAACACCAAAGGGAAATGAATGACCATAAACCCAACCGAAGAGCAAGACGGGCAATGCAGCGAGTCGGCAACAAAATTGCCGAGCGCATCATTGAACGTAAAGCCATTCAAAAAGTAGAAAGAGATGAGCCAGAACAACTGCCTGATAGACCTAATGAATAGAGACCTAACCGATAACGGAACAGAGAATGATTAGTTTAATACTTGTTACCATAATGGTACTTTATATGCTACGCAGGGAATACCTTCGCTGCAAAGCGTTAGAAAAAATACTCAAGAGATATGAAAAAAAAGATTAAAGCATACCTCCGAAAGAAACGCCACATCAGATACACAGAGAAATACCTCAATGATATACGATGGGATATAATAAACACGGTCACCTCGTCAGCCCACACAGGCTTTAACGAGGGGACAGACATACAACTAGAGAACCTAGGCAGACTCATACGAAAGTACGAGAGACGAAAACGATTACTCAAGTTCTGATGATCCACGAGCCAGGTACTGAACTGATGCTTATAAATAAGCACAACTACAAAGCCCTCTTAGATGTACTCATACAAGTGCACCTAAGGGGGCAACTCGCTAGAGATGAACAAGAACTCCTAAAACGATTTGTCGATTTTTAGGTTAACCTACTAAAGTAGTAGAACATAGTATGGGATTTACTGAAGGACATAAGAAGATAGGAGGCCGTCAGAAGGGCACACCTAACAAGAACACCAATACAATTAGAGAAGCCTTTACAAAACTCGTAGAGGATAACCTAGAGAATATGACCACTTGGCTAAACAAGGTGGCTAAGGACTCCCCCAAAGAGGCCTTAGACATCATCAACAAGATGGCAGAGTACACCACCCCTAAACTCGCTAGGGTAGAGAATAAGATTGAGACAGACGAGGAAATTAACGAAGTCAAGATAGAAATTGTCAAGCGTAGCAATAAAGACGAGTGAGATATTTGAGAGGAATTGGGAAGCCCCTACCAAGATTGTAGTCAACCAAGGGGGGACACGTTCTGGAAAGACCTACTCACTCCTGCAACTCATTATGGTACTAGCCCTATCCGAACAGGGTAAGGTATTCACCATTGTAAGGAAGTCACTGCCGTCATTAAAGATGACAGCGATGAGGGACTTCATAGAGATACTCACCAATGCAGGGCTGTACTCAGAGAAGAACCACAACAAGTCAGAGCATATCTACAGGCTTAACGGAAACATCATTGAGTTTGTTTCCCTTGACCAACCTCAGAAAAAGAGGGGGGCAAGGAGGAACTACCTGTTCTGCAATGAGGCGAATGAACTAACGTGGGAAGACTTCTTTCAGCTACTCGTGCGTACCACGGAAAAGATATACCTAGACTACAACCCCTCCGATGACTTCCATTGGATATACGATAAGCTACTGACCCGTGACGATGTCACCTTTATCAAGAGCACCTATGTCGATAACCCCTTTTTGGATCGCACCATTGTCTCAGAGATTGAGAGGCTCAAGGATACCGATGAGGACTATTGGCGCATCTATGGTTTAGGGGAGCGAGGCCAGAGCAAGGCAACCGTCTTTACCTTCCAAGAGGGAGAGGTTGAAGAGGGGTGCACCTTCCTAGCCTATGGGATGGACTTCGGGTTTACCAATGACCCTACCTCCCTAGTCGCTGTGTATAGCAAAGACCATTCTCTATACATTAAGGAACTGCTGTATGAAACCAACCTTACCAATAGGGATATAAGCGAGAAGATGAAAGCCCTAGGTATAGACCGCAGGGCTGAGATATTTGCTGACTCTGCAGAGCCTAAGAGTATTGAAGAACTCTACAGGATGGGATGGAATGTCAAGCCCACCAAGAAGGGGGCTGACTCCATCAACGCAGGGATAGATGTACTCAAGCGGTACAAGCTAAACTGCTCAGGTCACAACCTGGTTAAAGAGATGAGAAACTATAAATGGGTAGAGGATAAGAACGGCAAGCTACTCAACAAACCTATAGATGCATTCAACCACGCTATCGATGCTATGCGATACGCAACCTACAATAAACTAACGAGACCTAATTATGGGAGATACGCAGTACGTTAAGGTACAATTCCCTGAGCACGCCAATGAGTTAACCATTGGGCAGTATCAGAAGTATGTGAAGATTGAAGAGGGGGAGAGTAACTTCAAGACCCTGAAAGCTGCAGAGATATTCTTAGGGCTACCAATACGGGAGGCCCTCAAGATGCAGACCACAGACTTCTATGCGATGACCAATGAACTCTTTGAGATGTTGGCCCAAGATCACAAGCTACAGCCTATCGTTAAGTACCGAGGTAAGGACTACGGATTCATCCCTAACCTAGAGGAGTTGACCTTTGGGGAGTACATTGATTTAGACAGCTACCTTACTGATGTGCAAAATATGCACAAGGCACTAGGCGTACTTTACCGACCCGTCACAGAGAGGGTCGGGGACAAGTACGACATAGAAGAGTACGAACCCAATGAGGGATATAAGGACTTCCCACTCGGAGCAGGATTAGGTGCAACGCTTTTTTTTTGGACTTTAAGAAAGGAGTTATCGAACGATACCCCGAACTTTTCCCCGAAGAACCCGAAGGACATACTGACCTCAGCCTTCAAGCCAACTTCTCAAGGAAGTGGGGTTGGTATGGAAGCATAGACCATCTGGCAGGGGGAGACATCAACAAATACGAGGCTGTAACTAACCAAGCCTTTCAGCGTGTGTTCCTCAAAATGATATTCGACAAGGAGAAGAATGAGGTAGAGAGAATGCTACTCAAGAAGAAAGGTTAACCGCTTGTGCTACAAATAGGGCGCAAAGGGGTTAACCTTTTATGGTATATGATATTCTTACAACAATCAAGAACCACCTAGAGGCAAACGCTCAGGTGAACACGGTTACTTTTGGGGACATTATGGAGGTAGACCTGAACAAGCAGAGCATCTTCCCTTTGTCCCATATGATGATAGATAACGCTACAATCAGCAATCAGATTGCTACCTTCTCTGTAAGCGTTATGTGTATGGATGTTGCAGACGTAAGCAAGGATGATGTAAGGGATGAGGCAGAGCCATTCTACGGGGTAGGCAATGAGCAGGACATACTGAACACTCAGTTCTATGTTGTTAATGACTTGGTGCAAGCCCTGAAGCGTGGAGACCTATTCTCTGACAAGTATCAGCTAGAGGGTGACCCAAGCTGTCAGCCGTTTATGGATCGCTACGAGAACCTATTAGTAGGTTGGTCAGTAACGCTAAGTATCAGTGTACCGAACACGATAGACATATGTCAAGGGTAAAGATAAAGAGAGCCAATCAGGAGGCAGTGATGAAAGCCTTTGGTGAGCGTGTTAAGAAAGCAGCACAACTCAACCTAGGGGCTACTCGCAGCATCCGATACAATGACGGAACTATAAAGAGACGGAGGAACGTAGCCACGGGAAGCCTAAAGGATAGTGTCAGTTTTGTCACTGCCCTGTCACCACACCCTGCACTTGACTTCTTCTTTAACGTGCCTTATGGTACTTACCTAGATGAGGGTGTTGATGGTGTCAAGTATAGAGTGCCAGGTAACAGCCGTTTCTCATTTAGGAGTAAGCAACCCCCTACGAAGTTCATCCGTGAGTGGATGAGGGTACGCAGGATTAAGGTACGAGACCCTGAGACCAATCAGTTTGTTAAGCAGACTGAAGAAGCAAAGGAGGGATTTGCATTGGGTATTGCTCGCAAGATTAAGATGCGAGGTATACCCAAGACAGAGTGGTTTAGTCAGCCGTTTAGAGACGAGTTTGAAAAGCTGCCACCTGATTTCTTAGTGGCCCTCGGTAAAGATGTAGACGAATTTTTGAAGGAGATAAAACCTTTCTAGTATGCCAATAATAGCACCAAGCAGTTTAGTAGGCTCACGCAGTCCTATATTCATCACAGCTAACTACTCAAGTCTTGCATCCTCTATAACGGATGCGACTATTGAGGTCTTTATATGGAATGGGTCGAGGAGCAGTAAACCTGCCTCAGCGACCTACACCCTTTTTAGGGATGTGTTCGCAGGGCAAGATGTATCCTTTGACATCTCTAAGTTTGTACAGGAGTACATAGACAATGACTACACAGGCTTTGATCCCACAGATGTCAGCTACGTCCCTGACGGCTCAGTGTATTGGGTACAGGTAGACTACAATGTTAGCTACTACAATAAGGCCGACCCTCCGACAATCGCAAATGACACGGGAAGCACAGACATCTTCGAGGTGTCTAATGGTTACCACATATTTATAGAGGCGGCAAACAAAGAGGTAGACAAAGGCTTTGCTTCTGTCAATGCTGTTAAGTACATACAGGACTCTGGCAATGAGGTCGTGCCCGTATACCTAGGTAAATGGGGAGAAGGGTACGACATCTATTGGGCCTACAAGGATAGGGTGCTTGCTGATGGTGGCACGGTTGAAGGAGGNACGGAGTGTGCTAATATCGGTCTTGACATTGTAGAGATACTAGGTGACGGAGGCTACAATATAGACATCCGTATTACTGAGGCCGACCTTCAAGGTGTACAGCCTGAGAATAGGATTATGCTTTTACCTTGTGGCGTTACTAACCTCACGGCTTGGGCCGATAGCGTTGGTGAGCCATTGACCTACACGAACTNCTANGACATCAACCTAAAGGATAAGGACGGCACAACGCTAGACACCCGTAGGTTCTACCCGACTTGTGAGAGTAAGTACACACCNCTNCAAGCGCAGTTCATAAATAAGAACGGGGTTTGGGAGAGTCTCAATTTCTTTAAGGCAAGCCAAGAGCAGATACAAACGAGAACCTCAGAGTACCGCAGGTCACTCGGTAGTTCAGGTGCTACAGGTTTCAGCTACGATACTACACAGGAGCAGTACAAGAGATTCAACACCAACTACCGCAACAGCATCCGAGTAAACACAGGATGGGTAGGTGAGGACTATGATGAGTTGATGACTCAGTTGCTTGCCTCGGAGCGTGTACTGCTCGATGGCAAGCCTGTCAATGTGAGTACAGGATCGCTACAGCTACAGAAGCACATCACAGACAGAACTATCAACTACACGATAGACTTACAATACGCTTACGATACTATCTATGAATAGAGTTGACCTTTATATAGATGGCCAGAAGGTAGACTTCTTTGAGCAGGAGAGCATAGAGTTGACTATGAGCGTGCAGAACGTTAAAGACATCTCTAAGGTCTTTGGTGACTTCTCTAAGAGTTTCACCTTACCTGCTAGCCCAAACAATAACGCAGTCTTTAAACACTACTATAACGTAGATGTGAGTGGGGGCTTCAACGCCAACACACGAACAGATGCGTTTATAGAGGTCAATAATAATGTGCTCCGCTCAGGTGTTGTAGAGTTGGAGGGTGTGCAGTTAAAGAACCTGCAACCCCACGCCTATAAGGTCAGTTTCTACAGCAAGACCACAGCATTAAAAGACTTGTTTGGTGAGGACACTTTAAATGACCTTGACCTATCAGCACAAGACCACAACTACAATGATACGAACATTGAGACGGGCCTCAATAATTATGTAAGCGGTACGGACAATGCTATTATCTATCCGATGATAACGCCTGTCACTAGATGGTATTGGGACAGCCAGGGATCACACGGAGCAGGAAATATCCACTTTCATAATGACCCTGCCCACGGAGTATTCTACTATGACCTAAAGCCTGCCATAAAGCTGCAGAAGATTCTAGATGCGATAGAGACCAAGTACGGGGTAACCTTCAATAGTGACTTCTTTGATAGTGCTGACTTCGG